TGACAAAAAAGAGAATACATAGCCGTTACGTAACCTATTGATTTACATAAGTATACATAAGATTGACATAAATAACTAAAGGGGCGCTGAGAGTCATAAGTATTTTATAAAAACAAAAGAAAAGACTTGACTTTTGTTTTAAGATGTGCTATAATTAACTTATAGTAAGTTAGTTTATTTTTTAGTTTTAAAATTAAAGAATAACCAAACGCGGCCTTAAGTATACTTAAGATAACCTAAGGAGAGTCTATGTCTAAAAACAAAGAAGCAAAGGAGAGTCAACCCGCAAAGCGGGTGGGCCGACCTAAGAAATCAGATATCGTCAGCCGAAAAAGAGGCGAAACTGGGTTATCTAGGGGCCGTCCTAAAGGTGACGCGGCTATTATTAATGAATATAAGACTAGGATGCTTACATCCCCTAAGTCTCGTAAAGTGTTAGAGTCAATCTTTGATGCGGCCCTAAACGACGATCATAAAAACCAAGCCGCGGCATGGAAACTTGTAATGGACAGAGTTTTACCAGTTGGTTATTTTGAAAAAGATAAAACCAGTGGTGGTCGTAACGCAATCAATATTTCCATAACTGGAGTAGGTGGTGAAACTACTATTGTGTCTGGTGGTGATAGCGCTATAGAAGGAGATGTTATAGATGGCTAAGTATTTTTCCAGAGAAGAGTTTGCCTGTCAGTACACAGGCGAGAATAGAATTAAGGATGAGTTCATTGAACGATTGGATGAACTGAGGGAAGCTTGCGGTTTCCCATTTGTAATCACTAGCGGTTATCGCTCCCCTTCACACCCTATAGAGGCTAAGAAAAAAGTTGCAGGACAGCATTCACAAGGCCATGCGGCAGACATTAAAGTTACGGACGGTATACAAAGATTTAAAATTGTGGAACAAGCCATTTCGCTTGGATTCACAGGAATCGGAGTTGCTAGTAGCTTTGTGCATGTTGACACCCGTAATTTATACGATGATGATCTTAGCCCAGTAATGTGGACTTACTAGTTGACTGACTTAAAAGTAGAATTTTTACCGTGGCAACAAGAAGTGTATGATGATCCAGTAAGGTTCAAAGTAGTAGCCGCAGGTAGACGTACAGGAAAATCAAGACTAGCCGCTTGGAAAATGATTATTAACGCTTTATCGTTAGAGCGTTGTCAAGTGTTTTATGTGGCTCCTACACAGGGTCAGGCTAGAGATATTATGTGGCAAACTTTATTAGAGCTTGCTAACCCTGTAATATCGTCAGCCCATGTTAATAATTTACAAATGAAATTAATTAACGGGTCTACTATAAATCTTAAGGGTGCTGATAGACCTGAAACAATGCGTGGTGTCAGTCTTAAATATCTTGTTATGGACGAGTATGCTGACATGAAGCCTGAGGTATGGGAGCAGATATTACGTCCCGCCCTTGCGGATAAAAAAGGTGGTGCATTGTTTATTGGTACACCAATGGGGCGTAACCATTTTTATGAGCTATATACATACGCTACTGTTGCTGACGATCCTACTTTTAAATCGTGGCATTTTACAAGTTATGATAACCCTCTACTAGATCCAGAAGAAATTGAAGCGGCACAAAAATCAATGTCAGCTTTTTCTTTTAGGCAAGAGTTTATGGCTTCCTTTGAAGCACAAGGTAGCGAGTTATTTAAAGAAGATTTTGTTAAATGGTCTGAAGAAGAACCGAAAGAAGGTGAATATTACATAGCGGTTGATTTAGCAGGTTTTGCGGATGTACAAAAAGTCACGACTAAAACTAAAAGACTTGACCAGACGGCAATTGCTGTGGTTAAAGCGGGAACGGAAGGATGGTGGGTCGCTAATATTGTACACGGAAGGTGGGGTGTTGAGGAAACTGCCAGACGTATCTTTGAAGCAGTCAGAGACTACCGACCCCTTGCCGTAGGTATTGAAAAAGGAGCGCTTAAAAACGCGGTTTACCCTTATCTAAATGATTTAATGAAAAAAAACCAAAGATTTTTTAGAATTGAAGAGTTAACTCATGGTAATAAAAAGAAAACAGATAGGATTGTTTGGGCGCTACAAGGGCGTTTTGAACACGGTAATATAACATTAAATAAAGGATCTTGGAACAGTCAATTTCTTGATGAGCTTTTTCAGTTTCCTAATCAATTAGTCCATGATGACTTAATAGACGCATTGGCGTATGTAGATCAATTAGCAAAAATAGCATACGCAATAGACTATGAGGAAGAGGATTATCAATTCTTAGATAAATATGCAGGGTACTAACTATGGCTGAATTTGAAGAACGTGACCAATTTGCAATAGAACAAACAGTTGAAGGTTGGGTAATTGAAAAATGCGACTCATGGAGAGAACATTTTGAACAGAATTATGCCCGTCGTTTTGATGAGTATTATCGTTTATGGAGAGGACAGTGGTCGGGTGAGGATAGAACACGCGACTCAGAGCGTTCTAAGATTGTATCTCCCGCACTACAGCAAGCTGTTGAATCATCAGTAGCAGAATTGGAGGAAGCTACGTTTGGGCGAGGAAAGTGGTTTGATATAAAAGATGACCACCATGATGTTGAACGTGAAGATGTTTCTATGTTACGTCAACACCTTTATGATGATTTTAAAAGAAACAAAGTACGTAAAGCTGTAGCAGAGTGTATTTTAAATTCAGCGGTTTTTGGTACGGGCATAGGCGAAATAGTTTTAACGGAAGAAAAAGAACAAGCTCCTGCAACTCAACCTATAATGGGCGGAGAGTTAAACGCAGTAGGTGTAACCATACGAGACCGCACTTGCGTTCAGTTACGCCCTGTTATGCCTCAAAACTTTCTTATTGATCCAATAGCTACTTCCGTTGAGGAAGCTTTAGGTGTTGCTATTGATGAATTTGTGTCAATGCATATGGTTGAGCAGTTACAAGAACAAGGCATTTATCGTGATGTTCTATTGACTCAATCAACTCCAGATTTAGATATTGAACCCGATCAAGAATTAACTACTTTTGATGAGTCTAAAGTACGTCTTACTAAATATTACGGTTTAGTCCCTAGACATCTTTTAAATAGCGCTATGCAAGAGTTTGAAGATGAAGAAGTTGTAGAGCTGTCTGAGGCTGTAGAAGATACTTATTATGTTGAAGCTATTATTGTTATAGCTAATAATGGTATTTTACTTAAAGCGGAAAAAAACCCTTACATGATGGGTGATAGACCTATTGTAGCATTCCCTTGGGATGTTGTTCCTAGCCGTTTTTGGGGTCGGGGAGTATGTGAGAAAGGATATAACTCTCAAAAAGCTTTAGACGCAGAGTTACGGGCCAGAATTGACGCTTTAGCTTTGACTATACATCCTATGCTTGCGATGGATGCCTCACGTATGCCTAGGGGTGCTAAACCCGAAATACGAGCAGGTAAAGTAATTTTAACTAACGGAGATCCTCGTGAAGTTTTACAACCGTTTAATTTTGGAAATGTAAGTCAAATTAGTTTTGCACAAGCAGATGCTTTACAACGGATGGTTCAGACAGCTACAGGAGCTATTGATTCCGCAGGTGTTTCTTCACAAATGAATGGAGAAGGAACTGCCGCAGGTATTTCCATGAGCTTAGGAGCTATTATTAAGCGACATAAGCGAACTCTTATTAATTTTCAAGAATCTTTTCTTATACCTTTTGTTACTAAAGCGGCTCACAGGTACATGCAGTTTGAACCTGAAATGTATCCTGTTGCTGATTATAAATTTGAGGTTAGTAGTTCATTAGGAATTATTGCTAGAGAGTACGAAGTTACGCAATTGGTTCAATTATTACAAACAATGTCTCCTGAAACACCAATGTATCCACAATTAGTACAGTCGATTATTGATAATATGAATCTTTCTAATCGTGAACAGCTTATTGCAAGTCTTGAACAAGCAAATCAACCTAATCCACAGGAAGAACAAGCAAAACAAATGGCTCAACAAGCTCAAATGGCTTTCCAAGGTTCTCAAACAGCCGCTTTAGAAGGACAAGCCATAGAATCGCAAGCCAGAGCGCAAAAATTACAAGCTGAAACACAAGCTATTCCTAAAGAGCTAGAAATAGACCGTATTAAAGCAGTTACTACAGGATTAAGTGTCGGAACTGAAGATGACAAAGAGTTTGAAAGACGCATTAAAATGTCTAAAGAAATGCTTAAAGAGCGAGAAATTGCAGTAAAGGAAGGTAATGTAGCTAAATCTGTTGCCGCTGTTCCAAAAGCTGTTCCTAACCCACAACAACAAAGGCCTTTACAGCAATGATTAGTACACGAGAATTACAGGAAATTGTAGACCATATAAACCATAAATTTGAATCTTTGTTTAAATCTGTAGCTGAAATAGAAAATAAAATAGAGTCATTAAATTCTAAAGAAAAAAGGGTTTCTAAAAATGGGAACAAGAACACCATCAAAGGGTAAAGCTAAAGTAAAAATTACTGCTAGCGGTAAAAAAGTTAGTTATGGTCAAGCAGGTAACGCTAAAGGTGGGGGACCTAGAGTTCGTGCAGGTACTTCTAAAGGTGATAGTTATTGTGCTAGGAGTTTAGGTATAAAAAAACAACTATCTAAAGCAAAACAAAATGACCCAAACACTCCAAATAATTTATCACGTAAGCGTTGGAAATGTTCAGGAGCTAAATCTAGAAAGTAATGAAAGGTCAAACACACGGAGGCAAGGGTAGCACACAACGTAAAACAGACTCTAAAAAGTTTGCAAAAAACTATGATGCTATTTTTGGCAAAAAAAAAAATTAAAAAGGAAAAATAATGGCTAAAGGTCTTTATTCTAACATTCACGCAAAACGAAAAAGAATTGCCGCGGGAAGTAATGAAAAAATGAGAAAAGTAGGGGCTAAAGGAGCGCCTA